ATAGATTTACCACAAGCCTGTCATTTATCGCTCTATTGGAAATGTGTCCCTCTCCCCGGTATCCCGGAACCCCTCCGAAGAATCTAAATGAGGGAGGGGCTACTCCTCGTTGCACTCGTGTTTTAGTTTATCTCGAAAATTATTCTGCGTGTAATTTACATATACATTCTTAACATTCCCATTAAAAACTACTCTTGGGAACGCAGATTCTATTTCCGCGATAGCTTTATCCATACTTTCTCTGTCTACGGCTGCTCCTACTTCTAAGTTGACTGATTTATCCTTTTTGAACATTTAGATTCCCTCCTTGTTTATTGATTGAATTATCCTTTTGCGTCTTAATAGTCTTTCCCCTGCCTCGCTCAGCTCCCGGCTGTTCCTTATGTGCATTCGCTCATGGCACTTCCGGCATAATGATATAAGGTTACGGCTGTCATACCTGAAACGCTCATATTCTCCCGTACATTCATCTGCAGGTAATATATGATGAACAGTAGTTGCTTCCATGCTCTTGCCATATCGCTTACACTCTTGACATAGATATTCGTCGCGCCGTAGTACCGCTGCTCTAACGCGTTTCCATCGTATGCTGTTGTAGTTCACCATTCACGCAAAAGCAGCGCCGTTGCTGTTTGTTGCAATTCTTCGTCTGTATGTCTTTCAAAATAACCTTCACTAAACGGCATGATCTTATTTGGACTTAACGGCATTCTAAATGCCCATGTATATCTACCGACCGCATACGGCTCATTTGCTCCATACCAGAAGTCGTCAGTTACCGGAAAGAATCCGAGCTTTAGTATAAATTCTCTTCTCTGCATTGTCATTTGTATTCCCATATATGAAGCACTCCGTTTCTCCACTCGAATCTGTAAACATCACCAATTCGATAACTCCCGCCTCGTACTACAAACGCGATTGTCTTTCTCCGGTCTGCCCGGCTTACCGCGATTGCGGCAGTCATATCCAGATAATGTTCAGGATTGTATTTGTCCATATCTCCCGTCCCTTTTTCCAAAAACCAAAAACGCCGCTCCTCAGAACGACGTTTATTTCCGCATGGCTCCCCGGACGTTGGTTCATTCGCCGCTTACGCGCCTCGGGTACTGCATACGGATCATTAACTTCATGCCGCGCCATCAGCATTTGGATCATTGACGCGGAAGGACATCCTCCTACAACATGCTAGGTGATTTCAAGCCCGCTATTTATTAGTCGCTGCGGGCAAGCGGCAATCATAAGCTATTCCCAAAATGGGATCTTATCAAAGGGGGTTGCTGATCTTTAGCCAGTCCGCTCCAGCCCACCCCCGCGCAATTCCCGCAGGCATACGGGTTACTGCATTTTATTCGCGGATTTTTGTACGCTTCCATGCCCATCGGCGTACTGGCACTGGTGGAGATGACGAGAATCGAACTCGTGTCCACGAATATCCTCTTCGGGCTTACATCGTGTCGAAACCATTCACATCCCCAAGCAAAGCGGCTTTTTATAATTCTCCGACGCTATCATCCTATCATAAAAAAGCGGTTATTACCGTGCCAAAAGCGGTCTAATTTTTGCAATTGCACTTCTTTTTATTTTTCTCGCATGGTCTTCGCTATATCCCATCTTTGCCGCCGTCTGCGATGCCCTCAAACCGTCAAAATACCTGTATTGAATATATTGCCTCTCCGCATCGGTTAGCCCCGCGGCGTTCACAAGTCTCATGATTTCGTCTACCTTGAAATACAAATCTATAAGTTCATGCCGGATCGCGTCTATCCTTGCACCATATACATCAACCATTTTTTGTACCGCGATGAACACAGGATCGGAAGTAAGGCCCCCCATCACACGGACAGCATCAAGATTCTGACCGCGCAGCATACGCTCCGCCAGCGCGTCCTTTTTATCCATAAGCTCAGCAATCTGCTTCTCCTGTTCTTCTATTCGTCTTTTGTATTCCGAGTACTGATATAATTTAATTTCAACAGCTTCCAAAACCGCCCCTCCCGTGGTATAATAGATTCAGCGAATATCAGAACACGGATTGGGCGGCTCTATGCCGCTCTTTCTGTTTGTTGTCGCTTCTATGGCCTTATCTGTTTCGTCATGCTTTTAGTAGCATCAGAAACACGCTCCACCACAGTTCTTAATCTTGTAAGATATTTGCACATTCCGAATATAAATATATATGAAAGCCGAAAGACAGGATCATTCCATATCGAATCATATGATCGTTTCACGCATATATCCTGTACGCTTTTTGCGATTTTGTTTGCCTGATTCCGTTGATACCCATTTGCCATAAGCAACCTTATAAATCGTTTTCTTTTCATTTCATTCCTCCGCAGTATGGTCTCATAATTACCTCCTCGCCTTATACGCCATAGCCGCAACCTGTATGCACTCACAGGCGGTGTTTATGGCATACAGTTCAATATTTTTCAGAAATTTTTTAGCATTATGCCTTTCATCTTTTTTGATAAATCTCCAAAGCCAATTCATGTCTGCACCCATAAACTCAAATTCAGCATTCGCTTCCTCCATTTCCTCCAAAATCACCGCATACGCTTCATGCGGGCTGTTGAATTTCTCCCCAAAACTCTCCGCCGCTCTTTCGTATTCCTCGCGTACAAGTCCTTTTACCGCTTCTTTCAGTTCTTTCATTTCGTTCCTCCATATTCCGCGATCCCTTCCATCACATATAATGCGCACGGGAGCGCTATTCCGTTTCCCCACATCTTATACTGCGCGCTGTCGCTTCCCTCTACGCCTTCGCACCAATCGTCCGGGAACCCCTGCAACCGGCAGCACTCGAGCGGGGTCAATCTCCTTACTGCATAATCTAAAATCAAGTCTCCGGTTGTTACATCATCGCACGACATTAATGTTTTGCCTGTTTCCGTCCGCTCATATGCCCCGAACGCTTTAAACCCGAAGATTGCCACATGCCCCTCCATTCCTGCCCGCAGAGTAGGCGCCTGTTCTTCCCGATATCCTATGCTTCCTGCCGTCGGGCTATTTTTCCCAATGAAGCCTGCCGCTCTGCCCCGCTGCGCCGCCACCGCTATTATTTCGCGTTCGATCCCGTTCCGCGCACCCGTTCCTTTATAATAAGACGCGTCTATCGGTGGCGCGGTATCGTACAGCGGGCAAGCCCCGCCTGCCATATCAAAGCCAGTTCCAGCGCCTCCGGCAACTTCTTTCCCCGTCTCTTCGCCCGGCGTAAAATCCCTTTGCAGGCCCGCCCGCTCAAAAAGTATTTTTCCGGCACGTCCGCCTCCAAAATCTGCGACAAGATAGATCCTCTTGCGTCTTTGGGGTACTCCCCAATATTGGGCGTCCAGCGTCCGCCAAGCAATGCTCCATCCGTCTGCCAGAATCTCCCCGGACTTTTTCCACTTCGCAGATCGAGGAACTGAAACTTTGGCTTCGGTAACCCGCGCGAGCGTTTCGAGGACAACGTGGAAATCCTCTCCTTTGTTACTGCTGAACGCTCCCGGCACGTTTTCCCAAACAGCGAAAGCTGGATATTTTCCATCTGTCTTTTCCCTCATTTCCTTTATGATCCTTACGGCTTCCATGAACAGCCCGGACCGTTCGCCCGAAAGCCCTTTTTGTTTTCCGGCGACCGACAGGTCCTGACACGGGCTGCCAAAGGTTATCACATCCACCGGCTCTATCTCCGTTCCGTTTATTTTCGTAACGTCTCCTAAATGCTTCATGTTTGGGAAATTTTTCTTTGTCACCCGTATCGGATACGGCTCGATCTCGCTCGCCCATACAGGCTCGATCCCGCACATCCGCGCGGCGAGCGGAAACCCTCCCGAACCGTCAAATAAGCTCCCTAACTTCATACCGTCCACCGAAGTTGCTCATCTTTTACCGTCAGCATTTCATCCTTTGCCCTACGGTAAAACCCGCGGGATATTTCAAATCCGTATCCGTCTCTGCCGAGTTCCATACATGCCCGCAGCGTCGTCCCGCTCCCCGCGCACGGGTCGATCACAACGTCGCCCTCGTCTGTAAATATTGAAATCAGCTGTTTCAGTACACCGACGGGCTTTTGAGCAGGGTGTATTCTCGGATATTCTTTCGCGTTATCCCGCTTCCATTCAAACCAGTTTTTTATCATCTTTCCCGTACCGCGTATCGCCCTGCCGTTCTCGTCGAACTTCACGCCGTTTCTAAATTTCGGCAATTTATCGCGGTACAAAACCAATGCGTATTCAGTAGCACCGCAGATCCGCATATTCGCTTTTAACGCTTGAGGCGAATAATCTTTGCAGAATACCAACGGCATACTGTGAACAAATCCATGCTTCTCCGCATATTTCTGTACGGTATGGAGCTGCTCAAACGAACAAAACACGATCATGCACGGCGCATCAGACGATCTCCCCCGCGCCCCTCCTTTCTTCGGCTCCTTTTTTAAAAGCCTGTTGCAGAAATGGAAATACTCCGCGATGTTAAAATTGAAATCGCTGTTGAACGCAGCTTTTCCCGCAAGCCTGCTTTCTCCGTTCATTCTGTCTCCGCCCTTATACCACATCGGATTAGATCCATAGAAATTATTCCCGATGTTGTAGGGAATATCCGCGATCACAAGCTGCGCTTTCGGCATGTTGTATCTCTTAAAATTTTGAAAGTTATCGTTATATAGCTCTATTTTCGCCATCTCACCCCGCCCATCTCGCGATCAGCGTAAGCACCATGAGGGCTAATATCGCTGTGCCGGTTATTTTCAGCGCCATTTTGGTTTTATTGCTCATCGGCTTGCTCCTGTTTAAGCTTATTTTCCAAAGTCTTGATCCTTTTATCGCGTCGCTCCAAAATATGGTTAAGCCTTATTATTTCGGTCATCGCGTCTTCCAGCGTGCGCTTATTGTAATTCAAACTTCCAACTACTTCACACAGATAGCATGACTTTCCACCTTCCACAAATGTCGAGTTCGTTTTTTCCACCTGTAGAATCACTTCTCTGCTATCCCGTATCTGCTCTAATGTCAGTAAGGAAAATCTGCTATATGGATTTGTTTTAATCATTCCCGCTCCTCCATTTCCGAAAGCGCTGCCGACGCTTCCGATTGATAGATGGCTCCCGCTCCAAACGCCATCGCTGCGACTTCTTCAATTATGCTTTGTATTTCGCAATACCATGATGTACCTTTATCCAATGCGCCCGTTGTGTCATTCCACTGATCGAAAATATCTATCGCGTCATATTTTACAAATGATGGTTGATGTGCTTCTTTTGGTATAATTCTCCTCTCGCTCTTGGCCTGCTTAAGCTCCGCAAATTCTTCTACCGTGCCGATGTCCTCGTAGGCGGCAAGTTTTTCGCAATAGCGTAATTCATTCTCACAAAAGTTTTTTTGACACCCCAGCCCCGCGCATGGCTCTTCAAAGCACTTTGGATAATATGCCAAACCGTCTTTATTTCTTTTCGTCAGTCTCTCCATTTCATTCACCGCCAATCTCGTTAGTTTTAATCAATGCATATTCGGGGCAACTCCACTCCCAATGATCTTCTCCGATGTGTTTTGTATCCGGATTCCTATCACAATTGATACACCGTTCTGTCATATCCCCTTCGTCGATACATCCCGAACAGTTTGGATATGTCATTGTTCCTAATGCTTCCACCGCCGCGTCACTCTCCGCTTTCAGACGGGCATTTTTAGATTCCAACTTATCAATTTTTTCGATAAGTTCGGCGTTTTCTTTGGCTTGAGTTTTGATATGGTTAATCCCACAATCTATAAAATCTCTAATAAGTTTGTTATCTGCAATATTACAGTTTTCGTATGCCCATATTAAATTTTCGATAATCAAAATGCTTCTCTCATCTAATCCATCCATTTCATTCACCGCCCTCTTTGGGTTCGCCCCATAACACCGCCGCAATCTCTACCTTCTTCTTAAGGTCATTAACCGCTTTTTTGGCATACGCCAAAGAATAGGAATGCCATCTTGGTATCGAGCCATCCTTTAGCCCCTTGTGATAAACCGTCGCTTCTTCAAGTTTTCTCGAAAAATAAGCAAGACTTTCCGGCATGGCAAGTGTTATTTCTTCCGCCTTTCTCTCCCAGTATTCCGCCTTGCGCTCTGCTTCTTTCGCTTTCTCCGCAAACTCAACGCTTTTTTCCATGCGGTTCCAGTTCCTTTCTATCAAGGCTCTATGCCTTTTCTCGCTGTGATGCCCGACTTTTATAGGCTCCCCAAGAGATAGAAAATCTTTTCCTTCTTGTGATGCATTGTAGTAGTGTTCGCTTTTAGCCATGTGATTTGCGGCGCTGTTATTGTAGCGTTCCGCTTTCCTCTCTGCGTATGACTGTTCTTCAAGCCGCACGATGGAATAATAAAATTTATCCGCATTTTTTAGCACCAAATTGTAGACTTCGCACTCAACAATTTTTCCATATTTTGTCTCAATCTCGATTACGTCACCTTTTTCATATTCCTCGTCGCACTCCGCTACCCATACTCCCGGACAATATTTTCTAAATTTGTTCATTCTCCCTCTCCTCCGTCATCTTAGCCCCACAGTTCTCACAATAAGGCGCTCTGTAGTCTTGCCACTCGTGTTCTTCTCCGCAGTTACTGCATATCTGTATACATCCTTCTTCTATCCACCGCCCGTGTACTTCCGGCGCAGCGTCTACCGTAGGCGCGGCAGCTATTACCTGAACGAAAAATGTGTTGGCCGCGCGCACTACGCCTGCTCCGTCTAATTCAATTTCGACCCGGGCTTCCTCCATATCCATAAATCTATCTTTCGCTTCATTCAAATCTTTTATCAATGCGTCCGCATCTATCAGTCTCATTTTTCATTCCTCCTCAGCCGCCAATATTCGGTCCTTATCCGAGCACCAAATACATGTTTCGCAAAATCTTTTGACACCCGTGTACTCCTTTGGTCCTATACAATAGGCGCATACATGGTTACTTACGTTTTTGAAAAACTCTAAATATGCATCATTATCAAATTCTAACCGTCTGATCTCCTCATGTGCTCCCGCGAGATCCTCTTTCAGTTTCGCGATCTTTTCTTCCAACGCGATTATGCGTCTGTCCCGCTCCATGAGTGCTTCTGTATTCGCGCTTAACCTTTCAGCCATTGAACCATACCTCCGCAATCTCTTTCATGTCCTGCACAAAAGCCTTTATCTCGCTTCCCTTGATTCGAGCAATCCCGTCCGGCCTCACGATCAGAAGCCCGCTCCTGCCCTTATCGGTGAAGTATACGCACCCGCGCAGCCCGCTCTCTATCCCGATCACGTCATAGCGTTCTTCCATGCAGCGGATCGTTGCGTCTGTCAGCTTAATCATGACGTTCTCCTATGATTTGATCCGGCTCAAGCGTCACGATCACGCCCTCGCCTTCTCCGTAGACAAATTCGTCCGTAAATCCTGTGATCCACCTGTTATTGTCGTTTGGCAGTACGCCTTTCTTTTGCAAAGCGTCCAGAATGAATTTCTTTGCAAACGCCACGTTATCTTTATCCCTCTTGCGGGTCGGCTCTTTCCATACGAACGTAACGTGCGACGGTTCCGTCACTTCCCCTTTGAGAAAGGGAAGAATAGAGCTTTCAACTTCCCTTTTCCACCCTGCCGCCTTGAATCTGTTTTCCCGGCATACCCGGATATATTCGTTCAGCCCCGGAAGCCGGAACGGTATTTCAAACTCCATTCGCCAATTCCTCCATGTCCGCGTAAGCCGCACGCTCACGCTCCTTTTTCTGCTCCGCCGTATAGCTCCGCTCTGCCGTGTCCTTTGGCTTGCCTCGCACACGGTTCTTAAACTCGACCTGTTCCGCCTGTGCCTTTTCCGGCGTATCAATACCCGCTTCAAGCCATCGGTTCAGGATTCCTTTTGCGTAACTCCAATATCGCTTATTGTTCCTTACCGCCTTTTCAAGCGCCATCACAATAAGATCATCGGATAAACCATCCTCGACGAAGCTTTCCGCCTCCTGCACGATAAACGGGGTGAGCACTCCAAAATTCGCCGTATAGAATCGCGCGTACGCGCGCGCCTGCTGCTGTGTATCTTGTTTTATATTTCTTTCTTGGGTAGCGTCCACGCTACCTGTGTCGGCCTCATTTTGAGCACTGTTAGCGTCTGCGGTAGGAGGTAGCGTCTGCGCTACCTGTGTCACCGTCCATTCATCATAGTTTTTGTTGAACTCAAGCACCTTTGCCCTGTTGAATCCCGCAGGTGATACCTCGCGCACAATCCCCCATTTCACGAGCTTGGTCATTTCCCTGCGAACACTTGATATGTGCGCATCCGTGGCCCTCGCAATAAATGACTGTGATATGGGTGCGTTCTTGCGGTTATATCCATAGGTATAGCGCCATAAGATCATCAGTATTTTGTACTGCGTAGCGCTCAGCTTTGCCGCGTAAACAGCTTCCAGTATTTCATTTGCTATTGGCGTATATCCGTTTTCCTTTTGCGGCGCTGCCATGCTGTTATCCTTTCTCTATGTTATCCGCACCCCGCTTATTCAATTCAGGAGGCCTATGGCAATAAGCGGAGCGCGGTATTGGTGGGGCTATGCTATAACGGTCACACTGTCAATGCCTTTCAGAGCTTCTGCGAGATACTCTTTAATATTTTCCATCGCCGCTTTCTTCCATGCGCCGCCGTCCGCTTCAAACAAGGCAGCCCCTACTTCGCCATTCATATCCTTTACCCGGAATAAAAATTCACTTTCCGGCTGCTTAACTTCCGTAAATGTTCGGAACGGAGCCACCTTGACGATCGGCCGTATTTCGGCATTTCCTGTAAGTGCGATGCCTTTGCGCGCCTCCGCCTTTTGTGTGATCCCGTCGTCCTCCGTCTTGATACTCTTTGTATTTGTTATGCTCATTACAGCCTGTGCCAGATAGTTGACATCTTCACTCTGGACAAATCTGCTACGCAATGAGATCAGAAAGTCCTCGAGTTCATAGTAATTTCCATACTGAAAGCGGGGAGGTTCCGTTTTCGCTTCGTACGGAACGTCCCTGTCCATATCATCGAGAAGCGTCGTTGTAGCATATACTCTTGTAGGCGAATCTACGACGACGAACAGCTTAACCGGATATCTCTTCCGTTCTTCCCTTATGATCTGCGCAAACCCGGATAGGGTTGATACGCTGACTTGATCCGGAGAAAGATCGCATATCCTGACCAAATGATGCCTCTCGGAATCATAATATTGCCGCCCGTCAATTACTGCGATCTTGATATCGTCCCCCTTACGTGTCATGTCTTGGATTTTGTTTACGAACGCTACTGTTTCATTGTCTCTGTATTCCATTTTTTATCTCCTTATTTTGCTAATTTAAGAACTTTCGGTGGTTCCTGCATGCCGCCGAACAGATCGCGCTGCCCCGGTGCTTGCATCGTCGCTTCAACGTATGCCATTTCTCCGTTGCTGTCTGCCGTCATGTAAAGCATTGTCGATACAGGAGCGGTCGGCATCGTTTTAGACTTGACCGTTGCCGCAACCGCCATGTTTGTACGCTGTTCATCAGGTAGGAAGTCTATCTGGATGATAAGCGACCGTTTCTTGGCTGCCTGCGTGTTCGTGTCCTGTATATTCTCGATGATCCGCGTCATTTCGTAGTCTGTGCGTTCCTTGATCGCGCCCATTGCCATATCGAGAATGCTTGCCCTTACTTCTTTTTCGTTTTTTACCTCTTTCAAATCTGCCATGCTATATCTCCTTTCTCCGTTTAAAACGGTAATTCCGCATCATCGAGCGGCTGGAAGTCCGCTAAGTCTTCCCCGAACAATTCATCCGCTGTTCTGCTCTCCTGCTCCGTCGGCTTCTGTGCGCCTTGCGCCTTGCTCGTCACAAACTCGGCCTCGTCCACAACAACCTCTGTCACATAACGCCTGTTCCCGTTTTGGTCGTTGTAGCTGCGCGTCTGTATCGTTCCAACTACGCCGATCCGCGAACCCTTCGTAAAGTATTTCGCGATAAACTCAGCCGTGCCCCGCCATGCCACACAGTTAATAAAGTCCGTCTGCTGCTGTCCGTCCTGCGACTTGTACCTGCGGTTTACCGCAACCGTAAAGCTCGTCGTGGAAACGCCGTTTGGCGTTGTGCGTAGTTCCGGGGCTTTTGTTAAATTGCCTACTAATATTGCTTTATTCATATCATTACGCTCCTTGCAAAGATTTCTGACGGCGTTTCCTTATTCTTCCATGTTCTGCCCTGCGTTCGCCGTATTCGCGTTCACGCGCCCGTTTGATGCTGTATTCCTTGCGCTGCAGGGAACACTTGTACGAATTGATGATTTTCTCATATTCGAGATATTCTATCTCGCTTGCCGGAATGTAATACCCGCGCCCGTCCATCAGATTGCATACGATATGCCTTTTCTCGGTGAGCGCTTCGAGCATTTGCCGCATTTCCCTGTCATTAAGTCCAAGCCGCTTTGCAAGTTCGGCACGTTTTACCGCGTTTGCCTTTCCTTTTGGTATCGTGTCATACACACGCGCTTCCTCCGGTGTTAGTTCAGTTAGCTTCATGGCCGCATCTCCTTCGGTAACTTATGGTATACTCTGTCCTCGTCCGGGAATCCCGGATAAAACCCATCCAAATGCTGTCTGATGATCTTTCCGTAAGCTGTCCTCATGCCAGTATGGTCGTACCTGCGGTGACAGGAGGCGCAAAGTGTAACGCCGTTTTCGGCGATCCCAAGCCCAAGCTGTGACCGCGGTATGTAGTGGGCGTTCGGCGCGCCCGGCGCTCCGCATATCACGCAGCGCCCGCCATCCCGCTCGTAAATTGCCGCCTTGACCTCCGGCGTAAACTCACACGCTTTTGTGCTTGCCTTTTTCATGCGCTCCACCTCGATTTCATCAATGCGATCTCGTCCGGCGTCCTCGTTTCGATATCAAGCTGCTGCGCTTCCCGGACGATACCGTCTATAAAGACGCTCATTTCCTTTGTGTCGTATTCGCTCGACCCTTTCAGAACGCGATAGTGGTTGAACAGCCTGCCGCCCGCTTCGCTCTCGCCGATAAACGCCGTATGGATATACAGGTATTCATCTGTGCGCAGCGAAAGTTCTATATGCGACGGCATGGATATCGTGTAGACTTCATCGTCTATCCTCCTGCACGTTCCGTAGCTCACGAGCATTGTATGGTAGACCTCGTTCTTATCTTCTCCCAAAACGGCCGCGATCTGCTCCATCAGCTCCCACGCATAATTATTGGCCCGCAGCGACCGCCTGTCCCGGTGCTCCTTTATCTCCACGTCATATTTCTTTTCTTTTGTGAGCGTCGGGATAATCGCCGACAGCCACCCGATGGCTCCTATCATTCCGACGCCCGAAAACGTGCGTTTCATACCGCATCCGCCTGCCTGTTCGCTTTGTTAGAAAGCCGCTTAAGTACTTCTTTTGCTTGCTCCTGCGTCAAATTTTTAAGCGCTTCAACGCCGTAATGCTTTGCAATGGAGGCCACGATCGTGCCTGTAATATCGCAGCCTTTTATAATGCTTTCTATCTGCTCTTTGGTTGCCATAGGCTCAACGCTTGCAAGATTAAAATTTTCATTGATCTCGTCCGCCTTTGCCGCGTCCGCTTCCCGGCGCTCTTTTTCCGTAGGTTCACCATATAGTCCCGCGTCGTATAGATCGCTCGACAGCTTGTCCGCATCATCACCCGTAGGAATCGCAAACGTGCGCAGGAGCATATACTTATATGCGTATGTCATGGCTTTCCCCACTCCTTTATCCTGCGTGTCTACCCCCGTGCCGGAAGAAGAAACATCGATATACTCTTCCGGTTTCTCCGTATTCACGATGCGGTAAGTTACATTTACAGTCGTGATCCTATTGATCTTTTCCTTTCCATAGCTATCTGTTATCCGCTCGTCCTCGCGTTTATGCTCCTGTGCAATTGGAAGAATGACCAGTTTGTTTTTCAAAAGCGACGCCCTGACCGTAGAAGTTACCTTTTCTTCGCTTATGGCTTTGTATGACTTCCCGCCGCCAGTAGCGACATTATCATCTTTCGCCAAATATGCAACGTCACTCATAACAGCTGCTATTTTCTCGTACAGATTCATTACGCGTCCATCCCTTCAAAATATGCGATCCTGATAGCGCAATCGTGGATTTTAGGGCTGTATTCATCGTTGACCGCATCTATCATCTGCTGCTTCAGTTCTTTTAGTGTGTCTATTGTGTCAAACGACATGTTCGGTGTTTGCTTTATGCTTAAAATGTCTATCTCGGACAGCCAATCATCACGCTCCGCCGTGATTTCTTCAAGTTCGTTCACAGCTTCCTGATACCGTCCTCCGTCCTTTGTTGCTTCGCTCTCTAAATATTCTGCATATTCTTTCATCGTCAGTCCTCCTTTATCCTAATCCGCTCCGGCGATACGCCCTTCCAATCCGCGATCTCTTCAATAGTGATCTCTATCGGTTCTTCCTCGCGCTTCCAGATCGAGATGAACTCGCAGTCATGTACGAGTGCTCTATGTAAAAATTCCGGTTCCAAAACTTCGACAATATCAAAACTGCTCATTCCATCTAATACGGTAAGGTCTTCCGCGTAATCACTACCATGCATATAGGAGCCGTCAAAACTCGTAAAAACCATTTCATCATCTCTCCTCAAAACAATGCGTTCTCCTCCGTTCCGGTAACGCACCTTCTGCCCCACCTTTAAATCTGATTTCCCAAACGGAGCGGGTTCTACGAGCTCGAAGTACTTAGATTTTACGGGATATTTGTCACCAACACATCCCTCGTTTGTATGTTCTAAAATCTCAATCCTAATATCGTCTTCGCCTTCAAAATCTCCATTGCATACTCCGATAACTTTCCCTTTTGTCATATTGGCATTCGTAATGTTATATCCGCTTTCATCCGTTCCCTTGATAATATCTCCAACCCTGAATTTCATTTGCTTGACCTCCTGTAATTCGATTGACGCTCTCGCATCGTCTACTGGCCCGGAAAGATCGCCCCCGATCAGCCAGCTGGGTCTATCATTGTCGCTTTCACCCTGAAAGCAATAGAATGTTTTTTCTGATCCGTCCTTAAACTCTACTTGCATAACAGGCGTCGCCCATTTAGAGCCGAAAATACCCGCTATTTTAAGATTGGTGGACAGCAAGTCTACTTCATATTTCCCATTCTTCCATACTGCTTCAGCCGTCCAAAACCAGTCCTCATGTATACCGAGTGAAACTTCGGAAATCTCCTCTTTGTGTGATTCAATGTAGTTATATGCTTTCTTATAATCGTATTTCTTCATTTGACTTTTCCGCCCTCCGCGCCTATACTATAGGCAAGAGATTTATTTCTTTGATCCGCTTGCTTGGGTTCCCGTCCGGCAGCGGATTTTTCTTTACATGGTTTTTCACCGGGATCGAGACTGCAATGGTTGTCACACCCGCCGCATATTCTGTACTGCACCGCTTTTTCTCCTCTCTTTTTGATATTTCCGCACCCTCCGCTTCCTCCACGCCCACAGGATCATGAGCCGCAGCCTCCACAGCCCATACCCCGCAAGCGTCAGTATCAGCATGAGGATCAGCGCTTCTGCGATCAGTTTCATTTCGTTCCTCCAGTTCAATAATATTGTTCTTGACCTTTCTTTGTGATATATTCAAATTGAAAGATGGTAAATTTCTTAGATTTGGCTCTCTACCATTCGCAACGTCTGAAAATACTAAGCGGTTCGCACTTCCGCGCGGAAATTGTATTATAGAAGATAAACGGTGGCGCGTTCTTCAATGGTCAATTCCCGTGATAATCTCTGCAACAGCCGTTATAATAAGCATCGTTTCCCTTACCAGCAATTCAACCGATTCTATTCAAGAAATTCTTTCGGAATTGGTAGATGCTCTTTCCTCCCACATTGCATAGCCTTTATCTTTATATATAAATTAGCTAAGTGACGTTTGTCGTATTTGATTAAATTTGTTTCAATCACCCCGTATTCATTTTTATAAAAATTGATCGGGATATATCTCTCTTCGTTTATCATAAAGACTACACCGTCATATGGTTCATCTTTGTGTAGCTGGGCATTTATTTCTTCCGTACGAATAATTGCGTTTATAATTTTCTTCATCCGTTTTCTAAACATGTTTACCCTCCAAAACTACCGGAATAATCGCATTATTATCGCAATTATTCCAAAACACGCCCCCAACATCCCCGTAATGATACCGATAATAGATAGCCGCCTGTTTGTCATACTATTTTTCCTGAATCATTTTCTTTCTGCCTTTTTAAAATTGCTTCTGCGAGCTCAACACCCGAAAATGGAGTTTCTTCCGTGATAGTTTGCAGAACGATATTTATCAATGCGATTATTTCAATAATATTTCCGTTTGCCTCAATACAGACATTTTCTCCTCTCGTTTCGCATCTTATTCCAATAGTTTTGTTTTCCATTTCTCTCTCCTTTATTAGACCCATATCTTACTCAATTCTGTTTATCTCCAGTATTGCCAGTTATGCCGCATTTGTTTGGTTTCTCATTTTAGTATTACTTCGAAAAAACCATGCCACTCTTGTTCACAGTCGCTCTCGGTTTCAATCGTGGGTCGATCTTCTCCAGTTTGCGGTGCGCCGCCGATCTCTATGAAGATTCCATCAATACTCGTTTTATGTTTCATGGTATCCGCCTTGTAATATATTGAATTGTCTCTATACCAAATCAAAATATTTTACTTTTCCTACTGTTTTAGCAATATTTCTTCTGTGGTGATGCCTAATGCCTCCGCAATTGCATCTGCCGTCTTTTTCATACATCTTTTCCCACTTCGTATATAAGACAGCGAAGTTATAGAAACGCCTGATATATTTGATAGTTCGCGCAGCCCGTAATCTTTGCGGGCCATAGCCACGTTAAGCTTGATTCTGTCAATCGCAACGCTACTAAATGCCACTCTTAAAACCTCCTATTTGTTTTTTGAGACAAAATAAAATGAACACAGAATCAGTAATCTTTTTTTACTAACTCTGTGCTCATTCTTCGTTCCTCCTCAAAGAATATTTTCATTCCTTGAGGATAATTTTACTCTTACGTTGATGTATCTGTCAAGTATTTTTGAAAAATTTCATATAATTTTTTAAAAACATATTTTTAAGTATTAGAATAACACGAAATCACATCTTCGCCACTCTATCCGGCATATCGTACACCATTTATCTCTGCCGCGATGCTAAAACAAACATGCCAAATACAGCTCCCTTGCCCCGCTTGCCCGGAGGGAGCTAATTCGCCCTCTCCCTTCAATTTTGCATCTTGCATTCCAGATTATTGCAATATACCATTTATCTCTGCCGCTGCAAGTATCGCCTTTGTATTCGCCGTCCGCTTCCAGTCAGACAGCGGAAGATGTACGCCGAGCAGAATCGGATCACCCTTTCCGTCCGCGCCCGGCGCTTTTGCGGCAGAAAGAACAGGAAGAGAAACATTGACCGTTTTCGGCAGCCGTTCGCTTTGTGTGTGCGAAATATATGCCTCGACTGTTTCTGGGAGCGTCCCGTTCTCCCTCTCGGTCAGCAGATTCGCCATGTTGTTTGCTCCGGCGATTGACCAGCTCGCGCGCCTGCCTTTCATTCTATGCGTTATGATCGTGCAGTTATGGTTTTCCTGCGTTCCCATATTTCTGTATATGATCCCGTCCGGCGGATTCGGTATAAATATCCCGCGCTCATAATAAGGTATCAGTCCTTCTTTGTTATTCCTTAAATATTGCAGCAGGCGCTCCGCGTTATCCCTATCCTTTCCGCTCACGCTGTCCCTGTATGTCTCTATATATTCAAAACACGCCTCAAGTCTGTGCTCACTTAGATATTTCCGTATCTGTGCCGCGGCAGATTTATGCGCGATACTGCGTGTGATCTCCTGTTGTATATGGAACGGATCGAGCTGATAGACCGTGTCCGGGTCTATGACGTTCCTGATCCACATAGCGCCGTCGCCGTTCAGCAAACGCAGCAATACTTCGTCTGTGTTGTATTTTCTGCGTATCTCTGATTCCCGTACCGCATGGAAATCTCCCGTACTGTAGAACCCCGCGACGGCAACTTTCCCAACGAGCTTCGTCCGTCCATTCTCCTGTACGCAGCCTTTATATGCAACTGCAACTTTCATTTCCTGCGCGCGTTTATGGTTCTTCTTACGGTCTTTTCCCTGTATGGACAAATATACCCCGTCTATTTCCTCAAACAGTACAGGCACTTCCTCTTTCCCCTGAAGCATATCATCTTTCATACGCCTCACCCCTATACTCTCGCGCTCCTGCACCCGCTCGCCGAGCGCCTGCACAACATTCCATACTGCGCTATGGCTGATCCGCTGCCCGGTCGTCCTCGTTATACTGTCCGCCGTGCGTCTGAATGATTGCTCCGTAGCTGATATAGCTATCTCCTGCGCAAGCGTTTTGGATATTTTCCCCACTCCGAAGACGCCGAGCACATGATCCAAAAGATACAGCTCTCCTACGTCGCCGCTTTCTGTCCGTTCCCGGTATCTGCGCCGTGTATACTCGACTTCTCCGTACAACGTCTTGACTGCCGTTTTTTCTTTTCCCACAACATGAAAACGCTTTTTATCCCTGCATCGAAATATTTCATCGTCGTATTCTTTCAAAAGCGCAGACGTGTATTCCCGCGCCTTTTCGCACATCTCGCGGAATATGTCCTGCTCCAATTTCTCAAAAATGCTTTCCATGACAATCCCCACCGAATGTAAACACGGGGGAGGTCACTCCTCCCCCAGATAGTCCTTAGCCGCTTTTACAAAAATACTGTTCATGCTGATCCCGTCTTTTTCGCACGCTGCTTTTAACCGCTCTTTCATGCCTTTGGGAAGACGGACTACGGTTGAATCATAGTTCTTTTTGTTCCAGCGGTCCTTTACCTCCGTTGATGTCCGTCCCATTACTCTTCTTCCTCCATTTTCTCAAGCCGCTTCACAATTACCAGCGCCGCAATCCCTGTCCCGGCAGCAATACAACTTAGCGCTAAAGATATTATATCCATTATCATATTATCACCCCTTGTCTTTTTTCGTTTGCCCTGTTATACTTGAATTACCCCATAAGGGGCGGGGGCCTTAGCCCCCTTTGAGAAGCTTTATCACTTCTTCAATGATTTTTGCAATCGCCGAGCTAACGAATGCTGTTATCATCATTTCAAGAAGTTTTGAAAGCTTCTTTTTTGTTTTCTTTTTCACATCTTGCTCACCCCCTTTCCATGTTTTTATTATATCATACTGTTATCAGTATGTCAAGCAAAATAGCAAAAAATATTTGAAATTTTGCCAATAAAAAGGCCGCCCACGCATCAGCGCACGCGGCCTTTAATTATCTAATCCAGTTCCCCACCCGTGGGAGGTGAGCCAGTCGATGGAGCGCTGCTTGTCCTCGTCCGAGATCGTCGTGATGTGTAGAATTAGACGATGAACCGCCATGAAGAATATCTCATCCGGCACAGGGTTGCCGTCGTCGTCCAACATGGGTGGAACGCCGTGTTCGCGATCCCATTGTTCAATGGCGGATCGGTTGAGGGATAAGAGTATGCGGTTGCGGTCGGGGTATTTTGACATTTGCACAGTATTTATTTCAATTGCTATTTTCAACCAACTGGCGATATATATTATCAGCCCTTGTCTTGGCTATCTCTACATCCCCGTCACTCATCACCGTACAATCATATCGTGCCTGCCGACTTATATTATATAAGGTTTGATAGCTTGATGCGAATATAGATATTGTTTTATCGGTTGATATATATTTTATAAGCTCTACATGTGATTTAAAATGCAATTCTTTAGGAGCAATTGCGCTATGTATTGCATGTAGTGCAGTATAAAACAATATAGTCACCTGCCAGTCTTTACATCTATCCTTAAACTCACATGATGTCAGATGCAGAAATAAATTCATATTATGCTTTGCTTGTTCGATATGTTCTTTACTATTTGGCATAATCTTTAAAATTAGTACTCAAGGATAATATCATTTGCTACTGCCCGTTCTTCCAGTAATCTTTTTTTATCAAAAACAAGAAAATCACAATTCATATCTGGAAAATTTTTTATTGCATCAATATACAAATCGCTATACTTGTCTATCACTTCTATACTTATAGTGTCTACAAAGATTCTAAATACAGTACAAGACCCATTATTATAGACTAAAATATTACAAGATACATCAATTTTTACACATTTTCTAAAAAGTTCCTGCAGCCAAGCGGCTTGTTCATATAATGCACCTTTAACTTTATGTGTTGCGTGTGGTATTGTAGAGGATGCATCTTGCCAAGCACAAGCAAATTTATTTCTCGCTTTGGAAAAAGAATCCCTGTTTTTCAATGCCGGAATCTTCATAATAATATCTTGAATATTTACAATATCAGGGCTTATATCGGCATTGACAAATGAATCCAACGATAATAGTTCATTCATTGGCAAATTCGTCTTCATTCAAATTATCCTCTTTCGTAAATCCAATATCTTCTCCCGTAGTCTCTTGATACACTATGCCTACTTCCATTAAGCTTGATATAATCCCTATTAAATCTTGAGGCTCAATGGATACACTGGAGATTAGAAACACTTCTTTTTTCTTGTTGTCTGATTTTCCAAAATCAATGACTATTTTTTTGTTTCCTATACGAACTCTCCAACAGTTAGCCCTTTTTGCCTGCGGAAAATATGGAGATCTTATGGTTTTAAATTTATTTCCAACTATTTTATGCTCCATATTATTTCCTCCGATTATACTCTCTCTTTTATTATTTTATCACACTTTGTCAATACTATATATAGATATATAATCTATAACCATCACTACATAGTCCAAACTTAAATATGCGGGGGCTTTCGCCCCCGCCAATTTGTTACTCTTTTGTATTGAATGTATTTTTCACCCTGTCGATCAGCGTCTTTGCCGTCTCAAACAAACCGACGCTCAAAAGTCCGCTTGCAATACCGCCGATCAGAATCTCCGGCGTGAATGCCCACGCTTCGAGCCACGAATTGACGATCACGCCAATAATAACCAAAATCGCCGGAATCCAGTTATTCGGTAACTTTGTGACCGCGTGCTTCAGCACAAACCCAAGGCCAAAGCAGATACCCATAACAATTGGTATTGCGTACTGTTCCATAATTTCCATTGCTTGATCCTCCTTAAAATCCCATCTTTTCTTTGATAGACAAAAATTCAGACGACCGCACGAATGCATAGAATAGGTCTTCCCTACTCATATCCTTATAGCTGCCTTTCGACCAATATTCCAATCCGTCCGCGTCCGCGTCGCGCCCTATCAATCCTCTGTACAATTCTTGGATGAAATCTTCATTCGCATCTTTTTGCTTCATTTCTTCATCAGAGAAATAGAAGTTGTAGGCGACTTGCTCAGGCGTCATTCTGCGTTCGAGCAGCGCGCTCACCCATTCATCCCATCCCGAACGGTCTGCCTCTCTACCTAAAACATTCCAGTAAAGATTCCCTATGAATTCTTCCGCCGCCTTTTGGTTTACCGGTTTCATCGGTTCCTCCTTTTGCAAGGCCGCATTCCTGATTTCGTCCAGCGGATAATTCCGCCCCGGACAATCGGTATCGCCAACCTCGCGGTGCCCCTTAATATTTGTAATCCCGTAATAGTTGCATACGTCACGTGTGAGCCGGATGATAGCTTCCTTCTGTGCTTCCGGCATAGAGCGTACATTAAAGTTTCCGTTTGCAACGATCTGGAAAGCAATCGGATTCAGGCCGAGGGAACTAAGGGTTCCTCCGCCTTGGTATTCCAAGCCACGCCCCCAATAGGTCGTGCCGTCAAGGTCAATATATGCGTTATATGCAATGCCGTTGTACCCTTTACTTGTGTCGTTGTTGTGCATTTTATGGATATCCTGCACTGTCATTTCTCCTTCGACGTGGTGCAGGATCACCATAGTGGTCTGCGTTCTTCTGGTGAGCGGCCTTTTAAATTTGAGGCCCGCGTCCTTTACATACTCAAGCATTTTTACCTCCTATTTCACTTGTAATTTCTTCACATCTTCAATCAGCTTCGCCGCCGTGCCCCGGATCGATATAAATTCTACTCATGTTCTTTTCCTCCCTTATTCTTTCATTTCTTTTTTCAAGCTGTCGATCCGCCCGTGCGCCCGTTCCACCGAGCGCCGCGTTTCAGACAGCTTTTGATCTAACGCCACAATGATTTTGCCCTGTTCCTCCACCTTGCCGTCCAGATTGTCTATATCCGCGCGTATTCCGCGCGTATCGCTTGCAATGGTGTCAAGTTTTGCCTTGATCTCGCCTTTAAACTCGCTTTCAGACGCTACTTTCTTGTCCCGGTTATGGAATATCCCAAGGATCGTTCCAAGCGCCCCGATGATCCCGACAAGCACCGTTATCTCTATTGTGTTCATCCATGCGCCTCCTTTATACGGTCGGAAACCAGAAGTTGGATTTGACCCAGCGACATTTATACGTGGCGTCAGGGAAGTTGACCGTTATCCTCCCGTCAGTCCCGATCACCAGATCAATAAGATATAAGGTCGCCCGATCCGCTGCCATGCCTACAGCGGACACAGTCCTTTGATCGGCAGGCCTAAATCCAGCTGGAAGCACTCCTATAACAGAATCATTTAATATTCCATCTCCGCTTGAATATCTCGCTGCGTAATCCACGAATACCAGATTTTTGAATTTTTTTACATAATTTGTTGTAAAATCTATATTCGGCTGCGTCGGGAGAGATGCGTCGCTTACCACTACATCATCTTGTGTCGCGTAATATTCAGGTGCGTTCCCTCCAAATAGTTCCGCGTCTATCTCAGAAGGCCCCATCTGCCGCGTAACATCCGTTATATTGCCGCTCACGATCTGCAGGACAGCGACCTCTCCCTCATAGATGCTCCCTGTACCGTTTATATCCTCCTGCGTGAGCGCCGGAAAAGTCGTTGTCGTGGAAAACTCCGTCAACCACTCCACCGGGCCGGGCCCCGTTTCCTGCGCCTCCTGCGTCAAGTCTATCCGGCACTTCAAACGCACATATCCGTCGGTGAGCGTGGGCGTGACAGAAATCGTTTCCGCGCCGTCGTTTGCGATCACTCCGCCACTCAGTATAAATTGCCCATCTCCCACCATGATAGAATGCGCCGTGAATGTTATATCACAGCCCCTTATGATCCCGTCGCCCAGAATCGCATGTAAAATCCTGCGCCAGTTTTTGGAATCGTTGTTTCTTTGGTCAAATATTAGCCCATTCAATGCCATATCATTTCCCTCCTAATAGCATATTCAATTTTTCGTCCAGCATGATCCGCAATTCTCCGCTTTTATATACGGTCTTTTTTCGGTCATTGTTCTTTCGGATCGCAGATATATAACTATTCAGCACACGCCCGTCTTTCGTGCGGACAAGCAGGTTATCATAGAAGTTATACTCTTTACTGCACGCAAATTCTATGAGGTGTGAATCGCTGTTCTCCGCGAATTTGTTTTTGACCTCCTCCGCTGCGTTCGCAGCTTCGCTCACATTTAGGACTTCCCACGTACCGTCTACCCGGTTTTCATCGGTATAGGTATTTGTGATCGTTCCGTCCTTGAGCAAATACCAGTCCTGCCGCGCTCCGGTGTCCTCCGCAACCGTCGTGATCTTCCCGATGGCGTCGTGCGCAAAGGATTCCTCCAGTATTTCATAGTCCGATAAATCCAGAAACACCTTATGCGTCTGCCTGTCACGGTGGAAGAGCCGCATCACAAGCCCGCCGTTTACCACTGAATACGACGTGTGGATATTATAAAGCCGCCGTACTTTGGAGAGATACGATTTCACATTCCACACTCCGTTTTCCACGTCCGGCAATGCGCTTCCCATCGTCGATGTAGCGGCGATCACCGTTAAAAACGGCGTGGCGTACACCGCATCGGTCAGATTCACGTAATACTTATCTATGAGCGACTTTATATACTGCTCAATGCTCCCGCCTACCGTTCCGGGATCGTCCGGGATATCCCGCGCAAACAGCGTGTCTATATCGCTGCAGGTAATATCCAGTGTTTCCCGGTCCGTGTCCGCCTCCTTGATGATCCCGAAAAATCCATCTGCAAAGAAAAAATCCCCGGCCTTTGCCGAAGATTCCTTTCCTCTGATCTTGAAGTCCGAGACCTCATCGTAGATTGACTGCACGGTCATATCATAGTTAAGCGCCGTCGCGTGATGCTTGAGTGCGAATGTGTGGCGGTCTCTTATGTACGTTATCATGAAATCACCCCTTGAAATACTCGTGCACATGCAGAACGTGCGTAATCTCCGTTCCTGCCGTTGTGTCCGCCGTAAGCGTGGCCCGCACTTCCTTTCCGACCGGGATCGTGAAGAAGTTTGCCACGTTTTCGTTCAGCGATTCCACAAGGTCCGTTCGGGTGTTGCCCGATACTTTCCACACGCCGTCCGCGTTCGGACGGGAGGAATAGTAGATATGATCTCCCTCTGCTACCGATACGCCGGACAGGTCGAGTGCGCCGATCAGCACGCCCGTGGCGTTGTCCTCGACCTTAAAATATATGTTCGAGCACGGGCCGTTGATATATAGCTCCATTGCCGCCGGGAAATGCCCCTGCGGTGTAAAGACCTGCGCGTCTCCTGCCCCGCTGTCTGAAAACTTGAACGGGAATTTGAACGTGAACCGCATCGGATTGATGCTTTCCTCTGTTTTAAACAGAAACGTCAGTGGGTTCTTTTTGTGGTACGGGCTTGTACCCGTGAACGTCACCGGGCATTCGAGAACGCCTGTCAATTCCTTTTCCGAAAGCTCGAGCCCCGTTACGACTACATCTACATACAATTCCCGCGTTCCATACGGAACGTAGACAAGCTGCAGGCCCTCCGCGCTGTTCACCCAGTCCACAAACTCCTGATAGGTTTGATAGGGTTCCTGCACGTCCGGGAAAAACACCATCGTCCCGCTGATGCTCGGCTGCGCGTAATCCCGTGAGGATTCCGAGAAAAAGCCGTATTCCACCTGCGCGAAACCGATATCTTCCGCATAGCCGAGACCGGACGGCTCCCACATAAAACGTTTGTTGTCCTGCAATGAGAGCCGCCGTCCTGTATTGTCCTCTAAGAAAAACTTTCTCAATTTAACCTCCTGCCCGCCCATTTGCTGAAATTCTTGAACAGCCGCACTTGAGCGCCGTCGCTTAAATCACTGGTATATACATTGAGCTGATACGTGTTTCCGCCGCTGCCGCCTCCGTTGTTATCCAGCACACCTTGAATGATACCGCCTAAACGGTCGAGCGGTATGATCGCCTCCGGGCCGCGTTCTGCTACCCGCACGATCTGTTCACGCGAGATGATACCGCCTGTTGCAAAGCTCTGGAACTTTGCGCCGCTTCCTGTGCTCGATACGGATATCTCAAAATTAAACTTGCTTTTCAGCGTACTGACGACATTGTCTGCCACATCATACAGCTTCCATGCCATAGCCCGCATACCTGACGCAAGGCGGTTTATGATGCCGATGCCGAGCCAATAGAACGGACCATCAGCACCTACCATTGCACTTATGTTATCTACTGTTTCCTGCATAGAGGATTCAAATTCTGTCTGTGCATCCTTGTTTGAATCAATGCCCTGTCCAGCACTTGTCTGCGTATCCGATCCAAATGCATACGCCGCTGCTTCCGCAGGGGATTTCCCGGCATTAATCGCTGCGAGGTAAGCGTTCACAAAACGAGTGGCTACATCACTTCCACCACCTTCCATTTCATTAGCTAATTGTGAGATTAGTCTTGCCTGATCTGTTCCCGCCTCTTCTAAATAGGTATACAGCGATTCCGGTATTCTCCCATACAAAGAATCGAGATTTGCGACCATTTCCTGCGTCACTTGCGTGTTATGTTCCAAATTCTCAGTTGCTTGCTTCAATGATGTCTGGTTGGAAAGGTCGATTTTGTTATTCATATCCGTCGCCGCGTCTACTCTGGCTTGATATATCTCCTTCTCTCTCGTCAGTTGTTCTTCCAACTCCGTGGCATATTCTGCATTGTTTTGCTTCCACGTATCAAGTTGCGCTTGCTGCGCTTCACTTAGTTTTTGACCGTCTTCTTGAAGCCTAATAAGTCTCTCTGCTTCCGCATTTTCTAAATTTAATACCGCATCCGCATTTTCATTCAGTGCTTCCGTGTTTCCGGTAAGCGCAATTCCATTTTCATTTGCTGCATCAGTTAAATAATCCATTTGTTCAGCAGCAATACCAATATCATAATTTGTTTGTGATAGTATATCTCTTGCTGCCCAAATTTCTGTATTTCCTTTTGCCCATAAGTAATTAACGAGTTCTTGATATTCTCCAGAATCAATCAACGCTTTTACATGTTCTTGTTCTGATTTCGTGAGACTATCCATATTTTTTCTAATTGTATCTATTGCCATAGCGCGCTGTACTTCAAGCTCGGATTGATTTTCCAAAATTCCAATAAGCGTTTCCTGATATGCCTGCGCTCGGGCGTTTTCCAACCACGCTTTTGTAACTGATTCAATTTCTGGCAGATTCTCATTGAGTGCCCCCGTTTCTTCATTAATCGTTGCTACCGTTGTTCCGGCAACAGAATTAAGTTCATTCGTAGCACGTAAAAGCTGTCCTTTTTTTATCGCTGCATCTGCATCTGTTAACCCACCATTTTTAATAGCGGAATCTAAACTCGAAATTTCACTTATTAATTCGCTTATCCTGTCTGAATTTACGGCAAACTCTGCTTCTGATTTATCAAACGCAGTACCCACATCGGTAATACTGTCAGATAGCGATTCAGCTTCACTTCTCAACTCCTCCGTTGCTTCAGATGCCTTTCCTAATTCTGAAACAAGGCTTATAATAACCGATGCGATCGTCATGATTGCGCCTACAATAGAGGCACTGCTTACAGAATTAATCGAAGTCACAGCTTTTTTAATGGCTGGAATAATTGCTTGTATGGCAGATTTAAGCCCTCCCAATGAATCAATTATGCTTCTTACTTTCCATGCGGCAAATCCTAAAGCAATACTTCCTATGATTTTTACAATTAGCCCGCCATTCTCTATAATAAATACGGCAAAATTCGCAAATGCAGAGGCAACCTCAGCCAACCCTTCACCAAGTTTTTTAAATGAATTTTGCACGGACGGGCTTGCGAGCTTTTCACTCAATGCCTGCCCCGCCGTTTCAAGCGCAGGTATCATTCCTTCGAGAAGCAGCGTTTTGGTATCGGTGAGCGCTGTCATAACAGGCTGCATCGCCGCGCCTACTTTGGAAAGCGTTTCCGTGTATCGCGTCTGCGCCGTAGAATACGCGATCAAATCCGCATTCGCTTCTTTATACTGCGCGTTGAGGTCTGCCATGCCGTTTTTGGCGAGGATATCCACCGCATATTGCTGTTTTTCTGCGGAGGTCGTGCATTTCTGCAATCCTTTGTTAAAGTCCTCAAGATTTACGCCTAATCGCTCTAACAGCTCCCCATACTGCCCCGTCGCCTCTCCGGTAGCAAGCGTTTCCTGCAAGGAATCTGCAAGGGATTCTATTTTAAGCGTGTCCGGGAACGCAACGACAGCGCCGGAAAGATTGTTCACGGCGTCGGTCAGCGTTTCCCCTGTGAATCCCGCTTTCAAAAGGTTAGACAAAGCCTCTACAGAGGAATCCGTTTCGTCGGTAATTGCGACAAAATATTCCAGATCGTCAGTTACATCGTCTATGCCCGTGCCCGCCGCTTTTGCGTTCTGTTCGAGCTTTGACAGGTCGGAGCGGAACTCCTTTGTTTCCTCTACCGCATCGGTCAAGAATGTTGCCGCGTTTCCGGCAAGCTCTAACAGCTTTGTTGCAACATTCCCTAAGACCGTCCCAAGAGCCACGCCGCCTACGCTTAGAGACTTCATATCTTTCTCGCTTTTTTGCGCGGCGTCGCCCATCTCGTCAAAGGCTTCCCCGGCCTGCTTTGATTCATTTTCCGTTTGCTCTAATGCTTCGTCAACCTGCTTTGCCTGCGATTCAAAATATTTAAGCGAATTTTGAGCGCGAATCACTTCACGTTCCAAAGCTCTGTACTGATCTGCGCCGATCTCTCCCCGTTCAAGCTGTGCCTTTGCCTGCTCCTGCGCCGTGGTCAACTCTTTTAGCTTTGTTTTTGTATTAGCGATCGAATCCGCTAATAACTTCTGCTTCTGAGCCAACAACGTTGTGTTAGACGGATCGAGTTTTAGCAATCTATCTATAACGCGCAATTCAGAATCCAATTTTTTAGCTGTATCTGTTACTTCCTTAAGCCTTTTATTTAACGGTTGTACGTTTCCGTCTATTTCTACCGTTATCCCTTTGACCTTTTGTGCCATATCATAACCTCACAGATATTTATCGATGTCCTCTTGTGTTGCTATATATATCCTGTCCTTTTCGGGAGTAAATTCCGAAAGGGTATCCTGCAACATTCCGATCGTCATAAATTCAAAATCCGCGACGGAAAAGCCTCTGCTGATAGCAGCCGCAATTAGCCCTTGCGTTGTGAGCTTCCCGCCGCTTTTCTGTTTTTTATTTTTGTTGTAGAAATAAAGTTAGCCAAAATAAGCTCGTAGGCTTCCGCAAACACGTCCATGATGGGGAATGCATCAAACTGTTCAAGCCATTGCTCAAGCGGCGGTACGGAAGCGTCAGCGGCCTTTGCCATCGTCCAGATCACTTGAACGATCCCCACGCCGTCCAGATTGCTGATGCCGTCCAAATCAAATTTGGCGTTTCCCGCTTTGTCGAATTTCAGCATCTTCATCAAGTTGCCCTGCACTTCCATAATGTCACGCCCAAATTCACGGCGATAGATGATGACCTGCATTGCGTTAGCCTTTAGCCTTACGTCTTTTTCTCCGATTTTTATTACCTTTTCCATTTCACACCTCTTGATTTTTTGTATAATAAAAGACACCCACGTTTGTGAGTGCCTTTATATTCTTTTTACTTTTCTATAAATAACTGTGTTTATATACCAACCGGGCATATTACGCATAGTAATCTAATTTTACTTCATAGGAATCAAATTCATCATCAAATACAGCGAATTCTACTTTTACTTTTTTACCAGAAGTCCAATTATCTATAAAACAATATTCCGTACTAATAACAACCCCCTCTGCATTCAGTATATCTACATTAACGCTATAATTCTCAAAATCAAAATCTGTCACATTTTCTACAGTAGCCTCAAACGTCCTAAATCCAGAATATGATGATTCATTCTCGGCTTCAACAAATTCAAACTGACTTAAAAGGCTGTTGGCTGCATCTTCTTTTTCGTTATCCTCTATCACTTGGTTTCCATTGCTCGTAAGTTCATTAAATATTGTTTGATACTCTTCATCAAATGTCAACTGATACAATTCATTTATTTCTACAAGCAACTGCGTTCTATGGTCATAATGAGCGTCCCAGTCATCATAAAAAGTATCTGATCCGTAAGTAGATATAGCATCAAGGCCATTATTTAATTCGTTTATATATGCAAGTGCTTTTTCTTTTAATACGTTATCTTCAAATGGAAGACTTGCATATTTATTTATTACTTCAAGCTCAATGTTTATACTATTTTTTAAATATGTAGATTCATCGTCTTCTGCCGCTTCTTCACTATTGGCATAATCCCAACGTTCTTCGCAACCTTTCACAAGATCAGCTATAAAATCATTGTCATATACTTTATTTTCTTGATCCTCCGCACTTTCACTCGGTTCTGCTTCTGGTGCGCCGCATCCCACGACCGCGACAGCCAGTAAAACACACAAAACGACACACAATAACCTTTTCATAAACCAAACCCTCCAATGGTATAAAATGGAGCGAACGCAAAAGGGCGTTTGCTCATAAGTTTTTTGCCGAAAAACCTAAGCGACATAACAAAAGTTATGTCCAAATAAGCAAGCGCCCTTGTGCAAACTCTTGCTATGTCACTTATTAGGTTTTTCGGCAACTTAAATATACCATTTCAGGTTTTGGCAGTCAATGCTTAAGCGCTCTTTGTTACGGTGATCGTATACACCTTGGACTGGCCGCCGTTCTCCACCGTTACCGTTACGGTGTTGGAATCCTCCTGCCATGTGATCGCGGAGCCATTTGATACGGGCGCGTCATTCGCTATGATCGACACCGTGGCATTCGGGTCATTTGCCTGCGCGTTGATCGTGTTCGTCGCGTTCGTTGTTGTCGCCGTGTATGCGGTCGTTTCCGGCGCAAACGTCGGTTCAAGCGTCAAGGCCCCGAGCGACAGGCTTTTCAGCGTAACGTCCGGCGTAAATTCCCCGGACGGAACATAGACCTTGCTGTACCAATTGTTGAATGTTTCCTCGTCTGTGTTCTGCGTGGTATGCGCTCTTACGATACCGCTTTCGGGGAGCGGGCTTACCGTAATGTTCATGGTAGAGGTCTGCGGCTCCGTCGTCTCTCCCTTGGTCGCCGCCGTATCGGAACCACGGCTTACCTGTACGTTATACAAGACGCGCCGCGCGGCCTTTTCGTCGCCCTCCACCTGATACAGGATCGCCACAGGCTTTGGATTCGTGTTCGCGTTCTCGACCATTACCCCGTTTTCGTCCAGCGTATTCCCAAGCACGTTTGTCTGGAACCATTCATCAAACAGCGCCATTTCAATAGACCCGGTATAGCCCTGATTCGCCGAAGCCGTGTAGTACGTTATATTATCCGCATAAAACGGTGTGTCGCTGCCGTTCGGGTCGAGCGTCAGATTGACCGCGCCCGGGTGTTTATGCGGCGTACCAAATGTTACTTCTCCATCATCTCCAGTATTCAGCAGGGCAAACCATACGTTGCTCAAACCGAATTGTACTTTGTTAGCCATCGTATACCTCCTCGAATTCGTAGAATATAGAAAAGACCCCATCGTCTTCGATGAAGTCTTCGCTTGCTTTCTGCCACGTTATATTGTGGCTGTTCAATACGTCCGTTAATTTCTTTTCCGCTTCCGTGTCCTTATGTTCGGTGCAAAGCTCAATATCTCCGTATGCGATTTGCTTCCACACTTTGTTTTCAGCGTAGAAGTTGTCCGTATACGGGAGCGTCAGCGCAATATACGGAACGGACGGCGGGGCCTCTTTCGGGAAGTGGCCGTAAGCGACCGGGAATCCCGTTTCTTCCAGCATGGCGATCATTTCCTTTAACGTCATTTCTGCACCGCCTTTTTCACACGCTTTACAAATTCCTTTTGCGCCCAAAGCTCGGCAGGCCGGATATGAACCTTTGGACTTGCTGGAATCGGCCCTCCATGCCCGTGCTCCAAAAGGTGTGTAAGCTGATAGCGTTCATTATGAATTTTCCAGCGCACTTCATTCGCATCTTCATACACCTTCTTTGCTTCCCAACCACGCTTGTATTTTCCGGTTTTTTTCGGCGAATCATTCCGTATTCGCTTTCTCGCTTCCTCGGCAATTTCCGCGGCGATCAATTTTATTTCTGCCGTTACTTCTCTCGCATAAAAAGCGATCACACCGTCTAATTGCTCATCGATCCGTTCTTTCGCCATGCTTTGCCTTCCTTTCGCACGTAAGCTCTACCGTTTCGTAACTCGTCCGATAGGTGCGGATCACGGAATACCGCTCCCCTAAAAACTCGACCTCCGTTTCCCCGTTATACTCGAAACCGTTGATCTCGAATACCTGTTCCGGGTTGAGACCTGCCTGCGCTGCGGAATAAAACTCGCTCCGCGTCACGCTTTTCAAGTCGCATAAAACAGTGGTCTGCGTTTCTTTCGGGATATAGTTACCGCTGTCGTCCCGTACCCATTCCGACGCGCCGATCAGCGTAAGGATATAGTCATACACCGCTATCACCGCCGTTATGAATCATCAGGTTATTGAGCCGGAAGCGTAGGTTTTGCGGCATGGGTCCGTCCTCGCCCCTGCCCCGGTAACGCCATGCGGAAAAGTCAACGACAAACTGCAAATGATAGGGGTCAGCTTCGTCTAAAGCTAACCCCTGTTCATTTTGCAATTGTTCCACCACGCCGTTTATGATCGCCGTTAGGTATTCATCTCTCACGTTCTGCGTGATGTTTAAGTTGGCCTTTACCAAAGGCAGGGCGGTTTCGCCCCACGCCATTACTTCGATGCGGCTCTTGCCGCCGCCGTCTTGTTAACGATCACGGTATAGTTCTGCTCATTGAGTCCGTTCTGCACGTTCACGAGCACCACATTTTCACCCGTATTCCACGTTGGCGTATCACTTGCTACTCCTGCACCGTTCACATAGATTTTTACCGTAGCATTCGGGTCCTTTGCAGTCGCCGTGATCGCCCCGGATTCCGCCGTTGTAGTTGCCGTATAGTTCGTCACGTCTGCATCGAACGCAGGCGCGAGCGTTGCGGAAGCGATAGACAGCGCAGACAGGGCCGCGGAACGGTTCGCGAAGTCATACGCGAAATCCATTTCAGTCGTCGGTGCCTGCCCGTTGATGTTGATTGCAACAAACGCTTTCGGGATCACCGGGAGCCCGTCATAGCGCGCGGTCGCACGGAACACCGTGTTGTCTTGAATGAACTGTACGTGCTCGGACTGATCTACCACGATGCCCCGGCGTTCGCCGAGCAGATAGAGGTCGCCAAATCCGCCGATGATGTCTCCGTCCGGGATAAATTCAAGTACGACGATATCCCCGCCTACAACGGGCATCACGCCGTTTACGCGGGCTACGATAGCGCCCGTTGCGTCGATCACGGTCGCATTCGACATCATCTGATTATACGTTACCGAGTTCATCGCCCAGAACATATTGCCGCGCGCATAAGGCGTGCGCGTTGCTCCAATGTCCTTAATGAGCTCTTGGAAAAACTCCGCGCCCGTTTTCCCTGTTGCGATCTGCAGAATGTTGGTCGTATGCAGGTCTACCCATGCAGGCGCATTCACCGGGTAATCGCTCGGCTTCTGCGTCTGCGCAAGCCGCGTCACGATACCAAGCGGCATTTTGCCCGCCGCGCCTTTGCCGTATAAAATGGCTTTGTCAAGCGCAAATCCAACTGCCTGACCGAGCATCGTTACGATCTCCGCCGCCATATCGAGGTAGGAATCCTGTAGGATTGCGTTGCACAGCGCAACATATCCGCCCACCTTGTAGCCGTCGATCGTTACCTGATTGAACGCAAAGGAAAGCTCGTTCAGATTTGCGCACATTTCCGTCCATACCGCTTCCGGTACAGTGCCCGCTATCGTCTGCCGCGCTTCCCCGCTGATCGAACGCAGCCGTACCCTGTTCACGAGCTTAGAATATTCAAATACGTTTTCACGGATCAGGTCGAGCATCACCACCGGGATCGTAAGCCCCGCCCCCGTGATCGCTCTTTTTTCCATAACGGCCGTTTTGATCTGTTCTACAAAATCCCTCGTTTCCGGGGCGTTCAGTATCATTGCGCGGCGTTCTTCCGACACCCTATAGAGCAGCCCGCGCTTTTCCGTAGCTTTTTCCATTCCTCTGTCTTCCTCCTTTTTATCTTCCTGTTCTTTCGGTTGGTCATCTCGTTCCAGATCGGCGATCTCCGATTCGATCTCTCCGATCTCCTTTTCCAGCGCGGCGCGCGCTTCTTCGTTTTCGCGCTTTTCGCTTTCAAATTCCGCGATCGCTTCTTCCACGGCCGCCCGTTCCTCATCCGTTTTTGCCTCTTCGATAGACTGGGCAAGCTCGGCTTCGCGCTGCGAAAAATCAACGCTTTTCAGTTCATCAAAAAAGCCGCGCTTTTCGCGCAGCTTCTTATCGAGCATCAACATTCTCAATGCCATTTTTTAACCTCTCCTTTTGTTTTTCTTTCCACGCCTCAAGAGCGCGTTTTTTATGTTCCTCGATCTGCGCCATCCTTGCCGTTACCCCGGTGTCCGGGTAGGCCGGAAAGGTACAGACCGAAACCTCGTACAACCGCACTTTTTTGATCTTGAAGTGCGCTGTTCCATCGTCGCGGTATTCCGAATCTTCATCCAGAATGTCAAACCCGAACGAGCATTGCGTCACATCGCCCCGCTGTACCCTGTGATAAAGGTTCATCGCGTCCGTATCAGCGACGTTGATCCTGATAGAACCGAAAAGCCCTATGTCGTCCGTTGCAAGCTCGAGTGTGCCCGCTTTGTTCCGCCCCAATACCAACGTCGTATCGTGATTGATAAGCGCTCTCACATCGTCTACGAGCGCGCCGTCGAACGCTCCGCGGTCAATTGTTTCAAACACGCCGTGATAAAGCTCTGTTTCCACATCGAACACGGCAAAGTGCCCCTCGATCACGGGATTTTGCTCGTCCCGCGTTTTCAGGACGCACGGCATCGTCCTGATCTGCCGTTCATTCCTGTGCTCCATTTTTCTCACCTCCATTCAGTTTGTTTTGTTCTCCGATCATTCCCTGCGGGATATAGTTCTCAAGGATCACCAGTTGATCCAATCCATCTCGCGGAGACATGCCAATCAAATCCCGTACCTCGTTTCCGGTCGCAATCCCGCGCGTATAGAGATTCATTCCCATGTTTGCGAGGGTGTCGAGCGAATAGCTGTACAGACTCATGTAATTGAGCTTGAAATAATACGCCGGATCGATCAGCAGCTTAGAAGTCAATTCCTGTTGGACTATGTTTGCAATCGAGAGAATTTTTGTCTGGATAAAATTGTTGTATTCGTCCCGCTTGAAATCTCCCGCGCCCACAAAAAATGGCGGTACTCCGAAGATTCCCGCCACGGTCTTTTTGTCCAGCTGTACAGCGTCGTTGAGCGCAAGGTCCGCAAGGCTTAACGGCCTTACCTGATCGACCTTAATGAGCTCGTCCGGTATCACCCACGGCTTTGTACCGCCTCCCGTCTCCGAGATGTACTTTTTTAATATCTCCTCCCGGCCTGCTTCGCTTTCAAATTCTTCCGTCATACCGTTTACGGATATAATGACGGACGGCCTCCATTTATCTGTCATAAAGTCCGCTTTTGTTTTTGACGCCTGCCGGAGGTTGTTCACGATGTCCGACAGCGTGATCCTGTACCCCCGCCCCATATATGGGTAATCCGGGTCCGGGCTCAGCACAAAGTGAAGCACATCATCCGGGCTATAAATTCTTCCGCCATAGCTGACCGAATAATCGTCTATGCGTTGTATGATCGATGTCATGAACGGCTGCATCGGTTTCAGATTCGCGATATACGAATCACCGCCCGTTCTGCGTATCTTCGGAAGCACGAAAGCGTTTCCGTTCCCCTCAAGCAGCATCGTGTGGACGATGTTGTATAGCCAGTCCTTTTTTGTCATGTTCGTGTACGGTTCTATATCCAGCTTTCGGGAAAGCCCGTTTTTTATCCTCACGTCGCCCTGTTCTGTGTTCCGCATCAAATAGATCGTCATATTTGATACAAGGTCGGATATGAGGTCAACGCATATTCTCACCTCCGGGTTGTCCACAAGCCGCGTATAGCCCATACAGGCAAGGCTTTCAAAATCCGCAAGCCCTACCGTCACCTGCTTCGGCTCCGCTCTTGTCCTGAATTTACCCATGAATTTCTGTAAGATTCCCATGCCTACTCTCCTTCTTGAAGTTTTCTACTACAAAACGGGCAATACTTAATGTCAAAATATCCACACGCTGTATTTCCTTGCATTAATACAATACCCGGCGTATCTCCGGGATTCTGCATAATAAAGGCTCCATCCGTTTGCTGCCATTCCGCTGGACTTTTACCGACCTGAAATAATGCTCCATATCGTCCGTTACAGTACTTGCACCCTGCGTTCTTTGTTTCCCCTTTTTTCTTCATGCCTGCTCTCCTTTTTTCAGCCATTGTTTTAGCTGCGCGCGCTGCTCCAGATTTTCCAGATATCTAACGCACGCAAAAACAGCGGCGTCAAATATATCGATCCGCTGCGTTGGCATCACTTTTTCGTACTGTATCATGTCGTCCGTCTTTTCAATCGCGTGGACGTTCTGCACGCAATATTCAAAGGCTTCCGAGTGCAGATAATACAGCTTTTTGTTTTTTGCTTTTTCCTCTATATGCCGGAAGCCCTGCGATTTTTTATAAAAATACTGCGGCTGGTCTATCGTCTTAAACCCGGCCTTTTTCATTCCTATAAAATACTCGCGGCAAAACTTCCGGTCATGCCCTATTTGCTTGATGCGAAATCCATTTTTCCGCATGTCAACGAACCATTTCACCACATCGGCATGATTGACCGTCGCGCTGTTGCACATATCCAACCACCCGTCGTCTTTCCACCCGAAGAGTGGTATGTTATCCTCTTCCGCTTTCACCCGTGCGGCTACCACCGGAAACCATGCGTGCGGTATGATAATGTCCACATCTCGATAGGTCCCGTATAACGCCGCTGCCGTGAGATCGTGCAGTTTTGACAGGTCTGCGCCGCCGTACCATTCAACCGGAAGCTGCGCAAGCTCGTCCAGCGTCCAGTTATATCCTACGTCTGAGTTTCTAAACTCTTCGATGTTGAAATATGCCTTTGTCGATGCCGTGTAAACGTTGAGCGACTTCGATAAAAAGTCTTTCCTCATCTGCGGGTCATTCAGCGCGATCATTGCGTCGTTCATGATATCGTCCGGCCTGATGCTCACGCCGTAAGCCGGATTCGCCATCTGCTGCACCTCTGCGCTCGTGAAATCTATATCTCCGTTTTCGTCTGCATCAGCTTCGCACAAAAACACAAAGTATGAATCATTCTCCGCCGTTCCATCGAGTATCTTTTTACAATACTGCAGTCGGTTATAACAAAAGGAGTTCATGTCGTCTCCGGCTGTCGTGATCCCGATCATCAGCTTGTTCGTATAGGCTTTCATCGCCTCCTTGATGATGTCATACTGCTTCGCATTCTTATATGCGTGCATCTCGTCCGCTATCGCAATATTGCAGTTCAGCGAATCCTGCTTGTCCGGGTTTGCCGCAAGAGCCTGAATATATACGGAGCCGTTTTCAAACTCCCGCGAGATCGTGTGCTCCTGATTGTTGTCCAGAATGCGGAAGTTTTCCTCTTCCCCCATCTGGCGCACATTGAACAGGATAAAATCAAAGCTTTCAAGCGCCTGCTTGAGCGCGGCTCCTATGATATAGCATTTTGAGCCGCTCCGCATTTCCAAAAGCGATATAGCCCATGCAAGCGCGGCCGCAAAGCTCGTTTTTATGTTCTTGCGCGGGATATATATAAAGGCTTCTTTGAACCGCCTGATATTCGTTCCGGCTTTGAAAAAGCCAAACAGGTTAAAGATAATAAAATTATGGAATGGCTCCAATAAAAAAGGCTCACCGCGTAACGGTGAACCGTCCAGCTTCTGCCCCTGCTTATGTACAAACGTCCTTTCAATTATCATGACGACCGTTTCCGCATCATGCAGCCGGAAATCATATTCTTCGTTTTCCAGATCGTCAAGAAATCTTTGACAGCCTTTGATCCTATATTTATTTGCTATGATGCTTCCGTCCACTACCCCCTTTGCGTATTCATACGCTGCCTTGAAGTTGCGTGATTTCAGCAAAGACTTTTTCAAGCTTGCTCCCCGCTTTCTTTTCTCCTGCGCTCTGCGTTTTCGGCGTGATGCACAATCGGTCCGCATAGCTTCCGATCTGTCTGCGCAGTTCCTCCATTGTCGTAACAGCCGCCGTTTTTCTCACGCCTCCGGCTTTTGTTTTACACTCTGCGCTGCAGCCGCCCTGTAGAAATTCTTCCCACGCGAGATTGTACTGCGCGACCATATCCGCATACAGATCGATGATCCCGTTAAACTCCGGTTTATATACTCCGAGCTGCTTCATATCCTGCACGACAGATTCCCGCGCTGCGGTCTTATATTTGGTTATTTTCTCTATCTTGTCTTTTTTTGTCATAGATTTACCACAAGCCTGTCATTTATCGCTCTATTGGAAATGTGTCCCTCTCTATTTTGCTGCGCATCTGCG